TCAGGAAGATATCGATTTCAGCTCGGCAATGTCCGGTAGCTGGCAGTCGAGTGCTTCGCATATGCGCACGAGTACTGCGGTTGTGACGTTCTCGTCCCGGCCGAGCTTGGCGATCGTGGATGCCGAGATTTTCGCTTTTTCCCGGAGGTCCTGTTTTCGCATTCCTTTGTCGATCAGTGTTTTCCACAGGGGTTTGTAGCTGATCTTGAGCTTGGTGGGTTGGCTACTCATGTGGGTGTTCTCCCGGCTCGTAGACCCCGTCGAGGTAGCCGTAACGGCCCTGGTACGGGTCTTTGCTGAATCGGATTGTTGTGGTGTTGGGAAGTGCGTCGAGGTCCACCCCGTTGAGGAGGTTGAGGTTCTCGCACAGGATGACCTGACGGTTGGTGGTCGTGCGGGCGATGTAGTCGAGCAGCTTCTGTCGCATGGAGTCCGGCGCAGTGAGCTGGCTGTCGTCAAAGTTTTTCAGCGGAGAATCAATAATGAGGAAGTGCGGCGCGTGGGGCGAGCGTTGATCAAGGTACTCATGGAAGGCGACCATCACCACGGTGTTGAGCAAGGCAGCGAAGCCTTTACCCTCCTTGGTGTCCTTCCGGTACCCGTCAATCGTCACGTCGAGGGTGGCCTCGTCGAATACCGCCGCGTCAGCAGAGGGAAAGCCGATTTCATGGAGGATCCGACGAATCGTGGTGTCCATTGAGTAGATGAAGTCCGCGTTGAAAAACTCCACAGGCTTGTATGGTTCCCGTTTCTCAGCCGCTTGCGGTCCCAGATCAGTCAGGGCCAGGATTGTTTCCTGGAGCTGCTCGAGACGCGCTTGTATACCCGCTACCTCCTTGAGCGTGCGAACCTCACGCGTCAGCTGTTCTTGGCGCGGCGTGATTGTGTGAGCGATTCTGTCTTGAAGTTCGGCATGCTTGAGCACCAGGTCAGCGCGTTGTTGGGTCAGTTCCGACATCGTGTAGTCCAGCTCGGCCAGGTTGGAGCGTGCGCCCGCTAGTTGCTCTTCTAAGCGAGTGCGCTGTATGCCGATTTGTTCCGGACTGGGATGGTTCATGCTCGCGTCTACTGGTTGCTTGCAGTAACCGCACATGTTGATGTTCAACGTGTCGGGATCAACGCTTGCCTCGGCGAGGAACTCGAGCCGGTGCAGGTCTGCTTCCAGGTGGCTGATGAGTTCTTGTCGCTGGTATTTGTCTACTGCGAAGGCAGCGACGTTTTCATCGATCTCTTTGATCTTGGTGGTGATCGTTCGCCCGGTGGCGTTGAGCTCGATCTGGTCTCGACGGAGCTGGTCGAACTCGGCGTTGAGGGTAGCGAGTTCCGCTTCTATATCGCGGCCCCGGTACTGCTCCTCTACTTCCCTGAGCTCCGTCTCCTTCTTGCGAGCTGCCTCAACTTGCCTAGTGATGAACTGCTTGACTGATCTCTGGCGGATACGGCGATCTTTGTCGGATTCTTGAGGCTCAATGTCATCGAAGTTTTCGTCTTGCGCAAGAACTAGCAGGGTCGACAGTTCCGCAGTGCGAGTGACGTAATCGTTGGCTCCACCCCTGCGCAAGATTGTTGAGTCGAGCCGATCGATGTAGCTCTCAGGCACGTACAGCAGGTGGTAAAGGCTGCGCCATGTCAGTGTCTGGCTCTCCCCGCTGGAATTCTTGATGACCTTGCGGCTGGGCTTGAAGTCGAGCAGTGACACCAGGAACGAGTTCAGATCCGTCTCGGGATCCTTCTCGTCTCGCTTCACGCTGTAGACCTTGCCTTCAGTGCCAGGCTGAGGACTGGCAACGTAGTCTCCTCCGATGCTGCGTCGCAGGGTGATGATTTCTCCCTCAGTAGTAACGAGGTCGATTTCCGCGGTGCAGTAGTCCGAGTCGTCAGTGAAAGGGACGAGGTCCCCGCCCATGACGAAGTCGATAGTTCGGGCGACGCGAGTTTTCCCGCTATTTGAGGGCCCGGCAATGACGTTCAAGCCCTGTGTGAGCGTGATCGTGGAAGGGGTGCCGTGGCCTGGGTATGCGCGAATCTCGCTAATCCAAAATCCGCTCATGCTTCCTCCTTCACACCGACCAGGTGCAGCGTGTCGTTGCGTAGCGCCGACAATGCTGCTGCAACGTAGCGTTGGTAGTGCTGGGCGTAGCTAGAAGACACGTGGCTCACCAGGTGTGCGCCAGTCTCGGAGATCGTAAAGCGCGGCACGTCACCAGCATGGTCTGCATAGGCGTAACCATGTGCCACGAGAGTCCGGATTGCCTCGTGAGCTTTGCTTCGACGTTGCGTGTAAATCGCATCAACGAAGGCTGTGGACCCGTGCAGGTCGGTTCTGCCGAGTCTGAAGTGCCTGGCGTAAGTTGCTGCGAAGTCGGCGTCAGCAAGCTCGGTAGCTGTCACCGCGGTTTTGAACTTGTTTAGAGCGACAAGCAGTCGCATGCAGTTTTCGAACTCCGAGTTGAATATTCTGCTGCTCATGACGACCACTCGATTCGGTCCTCGTTGACCAGCATGTGCGTCATGCCTTGCTTGTGGCTCGCAGCAAACAGGTCAGGGATGCTCGTTAGAACAGACCCCCCTACCTGATAATGGCTAGCCTGCCCAAGCGTCTTCAGCATCCGCTCGTAACCGTCAGGGAAAACATCGGACATCCACGTGGTTTCGAGGAAGTCGTCAAGATCATCCTTGATCCGTTCAAACTGTTCATCCCCGTCATCCGGGCGAATCTCCTGCAGGTTGCGGTGACGCCCAACCGCGGACCAGTAATGGGTGCGCTGATGGACCAAAAACTTTGCGTATTTGCCCGGAAGACTCTTCAGATGCTCGAAGGAGACGGGCTCCTTCCCAAGTTTTTCGGCGATCGCTTCAAGAGCGCGTTGCACGTAGACCTCTTCAGGAGCTAACTCCTCAGGGACGGGCGGGGCTGGCGAAATCGGGATGCTCGAGGTGCCGATCTGTAGCGAATTGCCTGAAATACGGCCGGTAGACAGTTCGTAGGTGTGGATGCCTGGAATGACGGTATGCACTGAGTCGCTGTCTTTGAGTAGGTCTTGCCGCTTCGAGTTAGCTTCGATGACGTCGTACAAGAGTGTGTAGATGGCATCGCACAGATCCTGAGTGTTTTTGATTTCTAAGCCATCCCGGTTCAGTTTGCTCGCCAGCCGAGACATCGCGTCGAATGTGCTCGTTTGCCGCAATATTTCGGAAATTAGCGGCTTGCGGATAGCTGGCAGTATCCGTGAGGCAACGGGTTCAGGTAAAGGGCGCTCACCTCGCCAGTATTTGCCGAGGTCACCTCTGTCGACGCCTTTGAACCAGCCGCCCTTCACGGTGTTTTTGTTTCCCTCGCCCTTTGGCATCGGCTTGGGGCACAACTTCGTATCGCAGACGTGATCAAAAAAGTCCCTGACGAACCCCGCGTCTGTCTTGACCTTCAATGAAAGCGCCGGGCGGATTACCTGAAGCAGCGCGCCAAGGGCGTACTGCGGAGAAACAGGGCGAGCCACTTCGCCTCCTTTCGCCCTTTTTCGCCCGCGGTGGGTTCGGGGCACTTCTCTACCGTTGAAATCGAGCCAATCCACCGGTGTTGGTGCATCAACCTCTGTGGTCCATGTTACCAGCCGGTGTAGGCGGACCGAGAGAAAAACTCGGCAAAAAGGACGAATCGAGCTGACTGGGAGGAGGTGAACTGAGATGACGAGTCAACGTCGAACCAGCAAGGCTGCTGCTTCTGCCGCATCGAAGGTCCTGCGTGGCGGCAGGTACTCCAAGACAGCCAAGCGAGCCGCTGCTTCTGCACTGAGCCAGAGGGCTTCTAAGCCCAAGGGAGGGCAGAAGTAGCTGACCGGGGGGTGTCTGGTCTGGTACCGGCCGGGCACCCTCACACCCTCATTCGATGACAAGCGGGACAGCTGCCCGCACCCAATCTTTCAATAATCCGCGCGGAGATCCGCCCGTCTGGACGTCCAGGGCAGGTCAGTCGCTCAGGCACGCATGCCTGGGTGATTGGCCTGCCCTGTTTTCGTCCCCGTGGCTGATCTCCGCGTACCACCAGCGTCCAGGTGGATCCGGGTCTCCGTCGCAGTAAGCGACAGGAGGCCGCTATGGCACGCAAGAACAATCCCACCAACCGTCAGCCCTACGAGGTCTGGCTTTCCCGAGACTCCAGAGGGCGCACCCACGCGATGGCATACGTGCCTTCAAAACGTGGCTACGCCGAAATCACGCTCTACGACTGGCCAGAGTTCAGCCCCGAGCTCCAGCAAGCACTGCTCGATCCCAGTGTCACCGACCCCTGGAAGAAGGGCCTGCTCGACGACGCCTACAAGGTGTTCCGACAGAGGGAGAACACCCGCAAAAGCGCCGCACCTGGGGACCCCGAAGAACACCTAGCAGCTCTTGAGAGTGAAGACCCGTCCGAGCTGGTGATCCGCACCATTGACGCAAAGCGCGCCCTCGGTGACATTCTCTCGCTGGTTTCTGCGCAGCAGAGCAGGTGGATCCAGATGAGCCTCGGTGATGACGAGCGCAGCTACGTCGAGCTCGCCCGAATGGAGAACCCAGACGGCGATGCGCAGACCATCGAACGCCGCGCGAACAGTATCCGCCGAGCGGTGACGCGCGCCGTGGCCAAGATCCGAAAAGAACATCCCCACGGTTGTCCGGATTCGCACGACGCCAAAGACGCATGAGTGACCAGAGAACTTCGAGTGAAAGGACACCAACAATGACTGGTCGTCATGTACGAGTCGGCATCAACGAGGCACCGGACCCGGCAGCCGACATCAACCTCGCCCAAATGGGCATCCGAGAGCGCATCATGCGCTGGCTGTTCGGTCCCATGAACGAACTGACTGTCATCGTCCCCGGCCACCGGGTCCACGATGTCAGCCTCACCCGCCGTCCCACCGACCTCCCTGATGAGGAGACTGCAGCCCTGGAAGCTGCGGTCCAGCGTCACCCGGCAGGCAGCAAGCTCCACCGCGTGGGTGGTGATGCGGCATGAATCCGCAGCTGCGAAACCAGCTCATCACCGGCGTCAACCGGATGATGGAGGGCCTGGCCATGGTTGGGCAGGCGCTTGAAGCTGACGGCTGGGAGGGCATCGAAGACCACTACGGGCTGGCTGGTAGCAGGCCGGTTTCCGCTGCCCGATTGGAGGAGCCGGCATTCCAGGCAGAGCTCGAAGAACGACTCGCTGCTGAGCAGGCTCAGCAGAGTTCTGAGTCGGCTGCCCCTGCCCGTGAGTACACGCTCGAAGAAGTACGGGCCTTCTTGGCGGAGCTCTCTCAGCAGGGCTACACCGCCCAGGTACGCCAGCTCATCCTGGACGCGGGTGCGAAGGCTCTCTCAGAGGTCGACCCGACGAAGTTCGGCCAGATCATGGCTGGGGCTGAGGAGATCGCCCATGCCTGATAGCCACGCACTCCTGAGCGCTTCGAGTGCTCACCGCTGGCTTCACTGCCCACCCTCCGCACTCGCCGTCGATGGCGTGGCAGACACGCCATCGGACGCAGCTCTGCAGGGCACGGCCGCACACGCTCTGGCTGAGTACAAGCTTTTGCGGTTTTTGAAGCGCCGGGCGAAGCGGCCCACCTCGGAGTGGATCGATGAGGAGATGGAGGGTCACACCGACGACTACGTCGCCTTCGTTGCCCAGCACCTCGAGTCTGCTCGGGAGCACTGCAGTGATCCGCAGGTGTATGTCGAACAGCGCCTCGACTACTCCCACCTCGCCCCGGGCGGCTTCGGAACCGGGGACTGCGTCATCGTCGCTGAACCCACCCTCCAGGTCATCGACCTGAAGTATGGCATGGGCGTTGAGGTGTCCCCGGTGGAGAACCCACAGCTCATGCTCTATGGGCTCGGCGCGCTGGCCGCGTTCGACGCCCTCTACAACATCGAGGAAGTCTCACTGAGCATCTTCCAGCCTCGTCGCGCCAACGTCGAGACCTGGACGATCAGCACCCAGGACCTGATCGCGTGGGGTGAGAAGTCGGTCAGACCCATCGCCGAGATCGCAGCCCGAGGCGAAGGCGACTACCAGGCCGGCCCGTGGTGCCAGTTCTGCCGCATCGCACCCACCTGCCGGGCCAGGGCCGAGTCGAATCTCGCGCTGGCCAAGCACGAGTTCGCACCACCCGCAGAACTGTCTGTGGCCGAGGTTGCGGATGTGCTGGCGAAAATCCCTGAGCTCAAAGCCTGGGCATCCGACGTCGAAGCATGGGCCTTAGCTCAGGCCCAAGCAGGCACCCAGATCCCCGGGTTCAAGGTCGTCGCCGGCAGAAGCATCCGCAAATACACCGACGAAGCCGCGGTAACTGAGGCCGCCAAGGCCGCGGGCTACAGCGACATCTGGGACAAGCGCCTGATCGGCATCACCGCCATGGAACGCCTCATGGGCAAGAAGACCTTCACCGAAACACTCGGAGACCTGGTGGTCAAGCCCGAGGGCAAGCCCACTCTCGTTCCCGAAACCGACAAGAGACCGCCACTCGCACGCGTGAGTGCTGCCACCGATTTCAACACCAACGACTGACCAAGGAGGTCAACCATCATGAACACCAATCCGACTCGCGTTGTCACCGGCGAAGTCCGCCTGTCCTACGCCCACTTGTTTGAGCCCCAGTCCATCCAGGGCTCCAAGCCCAAGTACTCAGTCAGCCTGATCATCCCTAAGAGCGACAAGGAGACGATCGGCAAGATCGAGCGGGCCATTGAGGCCGCTATCGATGCTGGTATCGGCAAGTTCGGTGGCAAGCGCCCCAACAAGGCCGCGCTCAAGCTCCCGCTGCGTGACGGGGATGTGGAACGAGACGACGAAGCCTACAAGGGCTGCTTCTTCGTCAACGCCAACTCCACCCTGCCGCCCGAGGTCGTCGACCAGGACCTCAACCCGGTGCTTTCACCCGCGGAGGTCTACTCCGGCTGCTACGCCCGCGTCTCCCTGAGCTTCTACGCCTTCAACACCAACGGCAACCGTGTGATTGCCTGTGGGCTGGGCAACGTCCAGAAGCTGCGCGATGGCGAGCCGCTGGGTGGTGGCCGCACGTCGGCTGCGGATGACTTCGCAGCGTTCAGCGCTGGGGATGACTTCCTGGCCTAACCCCGACTCCGACTCCGTGGCGGGGCGCTCATACCGACAGGTGTGGGTGTCCCGCCACAACCACATCTATAGATAGGACACCCAATGCGCACGCTCTCCCTGGACCTTGAGACCTACTCGCCAACCAATCTTGCCACCGCGGGCGTGTACAGGTACGCCGAAGACGAGGCCTTCCGCATCCTCTTGTTTGGTTACAGCATCGACGGGGCACCCGCTAAGGTCATTGACCTAGCCAGGGGTGAGCCCATCCCGACCATGATCCTCCAGGCACTGGTAGATCCGGCTGTTACGAAGTCGGCGTTCAACGCGGCCTTCGAGCGTGTCTGCCTGTCGGCCTATCTGCGCCGACACCACCCAGATCTGCTCGCTGAGGGGTTTCTTGATCCGCGTGGGTGGCGGTGCACCATGGTCTGGGCAGCCTCCCTCGGCTTGCCGATGAGCCTGGACGGGGCAGCCAAAGCACTACGCCTACCGATCGAGAAAGACCCCACCGGACAAAAGCTCATCCGCCGCTTCTCCATCCCCGGCAAGGATGGCAACCGGGTGTTGCCCAGCGATGATCCGGTGGGTTGGCAGCAGTATATTTCTTACAACCGCCGCGACGTCAACGTCGAAGTCCAACTCGCCGCGAGGCTCACCCGCAACCCCATGCCCGATATCGAGTGGGAGACGTACTGGCTGGATCAGCGCATCAACGACACCGGGGTCCGCATCGACACAGCCCTTGCTGCTCATGCGATGGAGGTCGACACCCACCACCGCGACGCCTGCCTGGCACGCGCTCAGCAGCTCACCGGTTTGGAGAACCCCAATAGTCCCATCCAGCTCAAGGACTGGCTCGCCGAGCATGACTGCGCCTTGGAGTCGCTGACGAAGGCCGAGGTGGAGGCTGCCCTCGAGACTGCGAGCGGTGATGTCGCTGAGGTGCTCCGGCTGCGCCAGGATCTCTCGCGGTCGTCGGTGAAGAAGTACCAAGCCATGCTCGCTGTCGCAGGCAGCGATGATCGGGCACGTGGCTTGATCCAGTACATGGGCGCTGGCCGCACAGGCAGGTTCGCCGGCAGACTCATTCAGGTCCAAAACCTGCCCCGCAATTATCTACCCGACCTCGCTTCTGCCCGCACCCTCCTCGAAGCCGGCAACAGCGACGCCCTCGAACTGCTCTACACCCCGCTGCCGGACACCCTGAGCCAACTCATTCGCACCGCCTTCATTCCCAGTGAGAGCCACCGGTTCATCGTCACCGACTTCAGCACAATTGAAGCCAGGGTGCTGGCGTGGCTTGCCGGAGAAACCGGAACCCTGCAGGCGTTCCGAGAGGGCAAAGACCTCTACTGCCAGACCGCGAGCCGCATGTTCGGTGCCCCAGTCGAGAAACACGGAGCCAACGCGGAGCTGCGTCAGAAAGGGAAGATCGCGGTCCTGGCCTGCGGATACGGTGGCTCGGTCGGAGCGCTCAAAGCCATGGGAGCCTTGCGCATGGGCCTTGATGAGGTAGAGCTCAAACCGTTGGTGGATGCGTGGCGGGATGCCAACCCGGCCGTGGTGCAGTTCTGGCACGACATTGAGCAGGCGGCCATCACCACAGTTGAGACCCGAACTCCCACCCAGGTCGGACGCATCCGGTTGTCTTACCGCTCCGGGTGCTTGTTCATTGCGCTCCCGTCGGGGCGGGAGCTGTGCTACCCGCGCCCCAGGCTCGGGGAGAACCGATTCGGCATGACCAGCATCCTATTCGACGGGGTGGATGGCACCACCCGCAAATGGGGTCCGATCGAAACCTACGGCGGCAAGCTCACCGAGAACCTCGTCCAAGCCGCCGCCCGCGACCTCCTCACCCACGCCATGCACCACGTCGACGCGGCAGGGCACCGGATCGTGATGCATATTCACGACGAGATCGTCGTCGATGAACCCGCCGACGGTGCGGGCGTCGAAGACATCGTGACGCTCATGACGAGGCTCCCCTGCTGGGCAGACGGCCTACCGCTCGACGCAGACGGGTACGAGTGCAGCTTCTACATGAAGGACTAGGCCTGATCGGGGTTGTTCAGACTTGTTTCCCAATTGTCAGGGAACCCCATTTCAGTGATACTGCGTAGGCTTAGGTTCTCGAAATCAGTGCGGATCAGATCCGTGAGTTTTGATGGCCAGGTTGTGCCCGGAGATATGGTATGCAACATGAAAGCCATCATCAGGAGCGCCCCGTAAAGTTTGTCACTCTGACCGCGCGGTAGCGAAGCTAAAGCAGGAATGGTGCGGAAAGCATTCGTCGATGCTGGCGTGAAGTGCCTATTGAACAGGCGGGCGTGATGGGCGCACACGTTGCGTACGATGGTCAGCTGCTCGCACCAACGCGCGAGAGGATCTTGCCCGTAATAGCTTTTCTTTTGCTTCGAGTTGAGTCTATCGACGGCGACGTGGAAGCCTAAACCAGTGGAAATGCTGTGCTGGGTGTGAACAGGAAGACCACTAAATAAGATCGATACATCTGAAAAATCTAGTACTTCAGTCACCACCCAGAACGGGTACTGCCCGTACTTGTCCGCATAATGCTTGATTGCAGCGTTACTGCTCTTCGCTCGCTCAATTCGCGCCTCAACTGTTGCGAGCCAAGAGGAGTGGTCGAATTCCTCTCGGAACAGCGCGGGTTCACGATAAGCCAACGCACCATGCTGCGTGCACCACTCACCAATGCGAGTGCGCAACGCAACTTCTATGCGCTCAATCCCGTCATGAACCAGAGCACGCAGCTTGCGGTCAAACTCGTACAGGCCAGCAACCTCGCTAAATGAGGTGCCGCTGACGAAGTTGTCTAGGCGCAAAGGATGCCGGTAGTCGGCGTTCTTGGGGAGTACACGGTAGGGATACCAGTAACCAGATAGTCGGTAGTAGGACACGTTCGCCAACCACTGCCGAGCCAGAGGCTCGTCAAGGGTCATGCCGCGCTTGGATAGGAGCTCGAGTTGCTCCTCAAGCGTAGTTGGTGGCTTGACCTGTCCCTCCATACATAACCCTCCAGACAGAAATCCAGCCCGTCTACCCCTAGGGGCAGCGGGCTGAACGGTTACCACCATGATAGCGGGATTTCTCAGCTTTGACAACGCACACCTCGCACACACGTGGATTCGTAGAGTCAAACCCCGTCCGGTTTGACCCGTTGCCACGCCTTACAGGTGAACGGCACCAAAAGTTCCGCCGCTCCGTGTCCGGTTTCATCTCCCCTCAAGGACGCATGGGTGAGCGGAACGCACAAGGGGTTAACACTCATCGCCTCGTGGGCAGTGCAGTGAGAGCCCTTGGGGTCCAAAAGGGCAGCACAAGGCTGCCACCCCAGGCCGCTCAGAAAGGAAGCTCACCGTGAGCCCCGATCTGAACCTGTACGCCCACCCAACCTTCGGCAACCTGCGCACCATTATTGACGGAGGCACCATCTACATCTGCGCGAAGGATGCCGCCACCGCGCTGGGATACGCAAACACGAACGACGCGATTAAGCGCCACTGCAAGGGGGTCGTGAAACGCTACCCCCTTGAAACCCCTGGAGGCACGCAGGAATTTGCGTTCATCTATGAGGGCGACCTCTACCGGCTGATCGCCTCATCCAAACTGCCGGCTGCCCAGCAGTTTGAATCTTGGGTGTTTGATGAGGTCCTCCCGTCGATTCGCCGCCACGGCATGTATGCCACCGACCGTTTGATCGAAGAGATCCGTACCAACCCGCACGCCATCATGGCCATGCTGCAGGCCTACATCGACGAAAAGGAACGTAACGAAAAACTCCTCGCAGACAACTACCAACAGGCTCAGCTGCTGCTCGAAGCCCGGCCGAAAGTCACCTACTACGACATGGTGCTCCAGTCCGACAGTCTGCTGACCACCACCGAGATCGCCAAGGACTATGGGCTCTCAGCCCGCAAGCTCAACCAGCTGCTCCACGAGCTGGGCGTGCAGTTCAAGCAGTCGGGCCGCTGGTACCTCTACGCCGACCATGCCGAGTCCGGCTTGGCCCAGTCCAAGACCTTCGTCTACGACGAGGAGACCGGCAAAACCAGCACCCACCTGTACTGGACCCAGAAGGGGCGGCTGTTCATCTACGAGACCCTCAAGCACGAGTGCGGTCTGCTGCCTGTGATCGAACAGGGTGATGCAGCGTGAGCACACCAACGATTCCGTGGCTCAACACTTCGGGCTGCCCCGACCCGACCGTCTATGAGGTGCTCAAACGTGAGCAGCGGCAGCGGTTCGGATACCGACCACTGGCATATGTCTGCTCCCCGTATTCGGGGGATGTGGAAGGCAACACGACACTAGCCCGACGCATGTGCGCAGCCGCCGTGGCCCGCTGCCGTATCCCTATCGCGCCGCACCTTCTGTTCCCGCAGTTCATGGATGACCGCAATCCCGCCGAGCGGGAACTGGCCATGTTCTTCAACCGGATTCTGCTCTCGAAGTGCGACGAGCTGTGGCTCTACACGCCCCGCATCAGCCCGGGCATGAAGCAAGAAGCCTGCTGGGCACGACACCTCGACATCCCCATCCGCTTCCTCGATTCCGACTTCCGGGAGATCCAGCCATGACCACCTTCACCCTGTTCACGGGTCTGCTGAGGGTTTGGTTGACAGTTTTCCTTCTGATTTTTAGGCCGCAAAGGATGCGGCTGGTTCCATGATTGTTTCGTATTCGATTGGTGTCAATTTACCCAGTGCTCGTTGCCGTCTTTTCCTGTGATATGTCCGTTCAATCCAGTGAGTGATCGCGGCAGATAGTTCACGGCGCCTGTTCCAAAAGCCACGATCAAGAACGTTCTTTTGTACAAGAGTGAAGAAAGATTCCATCGCAGCGTTATCCCCACACGCTCCAACTCTGCCCATAGATCCCTTCGCGCCGTAAGATTTCAGCGCGGCACGGAATTTTCTAGAACGAAATTGCGAGCCACGATCAGAGTGAATGATTACGCCATGGGGATTGCCTCGTTTCCTCATCGCATCATCGAGCGCCGCCACCACGAGGCGTGATTTCATCCGCCCACCGGTCGCATAGCCCACGATTCTTCGCGAGCACAGGTCTTTGATCGCACACAGATACAGCTTGCCCTCTTTGGTCCAATGCTCCGTAATATCTGTAACCCACGCAACGTTGAGCGCATCAGCGTGGAAGTGACGCTGTAACAGGTCATCATGTACTGGAGCACCCGACTTCTTCCCACGCGACTTACGCCTAGCGATCACCGAGAACACCTGAGCATGAGAACACAAACGCCATACTCGACGCTCAGAAATCTCTATCCCTTGATCATGGAGCTCGTCTGCTATCAGGCGGTAACCAAATTCAGGATCGTCACTGTGAATCTGGCGAATCTTGTCTATAAGTTCTACTTCTTGGGCTTGCCTGTCCGAAACTGGCTTAGCAGCCCATTTATAAAACGCTTGGCGGGAAAACCCCAGTACCCGAGCCGCTACCGTCAAGGTCGCCTTACCTGCCTTGATCAGCTTTTCCACGGTCGGGAAGACCCTTTTGGGCGAATCACCTCTTGAGACAGGTACGCCGCCGCTGCACGTAGCACTTCGTTTTCCATCTCCAACTCGCGAATCCGTTTCAAAGCCTGGCGCATCTCTTGAGCCACTACCGGATCAGCACACGGTTGCATCCCCTGAGCCTGCAACCTCGCATCAGTAATCCATTTTTGCAACGAGGAACGCGAGATCCCTAAATCAGCACACACCTGACGGCGAGCAACCCCAGACTCCACCAACGCCACGGCATCAGCTTTGAACTGCTCTGAATACAACTTCGGCATGATCAATATCCTTCCCTGCCCCGCCCCAGCGAAACAAGCTAGACGTCAACCAAACCCTCAGCAGACCCAGGCGCTGACCACGCTCACTCAGCCGTTTGCTGGTGATGAGGCTGCTGCCTACGACCACCTGTGTGACGCCCTGGAAGCACACCTAGCCACCACCACCGAGGAGGAGGTGAGCGGGGATGAGTGACACCACCACTGAGACCCCTGAGGTTGAAGCAAACGCTGGGGCGGCTGGTGGGAGCTCGAATGGACTGACTGGCGGGGCGCATTCGGTGCTACTGGAACCCGACCACGACACCACACCCATCCCAGCGGCAGACCCGACACCGGTGAACTTGCCGTTGCCGCAGGCCAGCACAGGCTCGGTGGATGTGGCCTGGGAAGTCCTCGATGTCCTCACCGGCCCAGACGGCCTGCTCTAACACCACACAGAAAGGAGAGGCCCATGCGCACTGCCTGGACTGTTTCACACACACTTTTCACCACGATTGGAGGCATTGTGGGCTGGTTTCTAGGAGGCACAGACGGTTTCCTGCTCGCCCTGGTCACCCTGGTGGCCATCGACTATGCAACCGGCGTGATCGCCGCCTTCGCCACCGGGGAGCTGTCCAGCTCGGTGGGGTTTAAGGGGATCGCCCGCAAGGTCATGATCTTCGCCCTGGTGGGCCTGGCCAACATCCTTGACGTTCACGTCCTGGGTGAAGGAGGAGTCCTGCGGACAGCCACGATCTTCTTCTACCTGGCCAACGAGGGCCTGTCCATCGTGGAAAACGCTGCCCGTATTGGGCTTCCTGTCCCAGACAAGCTCCGCGACGCCTTGGCCACCATCACCCAGCATCCGGCCCGGGGCCGGCATGCCTATACCGGCCCGCCCGTCAATGATCCGGCCGGTGATCCGCCACCGACCCCACCCGGGGACAGCGATTCCCCCGAGTCCACTCAGCCGCCGCGCAGTTCTGCCGGCGGCTTTCTTGTACCCGAAAACACCCCGAAGGAGACACCATGAGCTACCAGCAGTCGTTCACCCCAGCACACCCGTCGAACTACACGCGTGGCCGGGGCGGTAAACGCATCACCACTATCGTCATCCACCACTGGGACGACCCCGCGCGCAACCCGCAACTGTCCGGCGTGATCGCTACCTTCCAAAACCCCGGCCGAGGAGCATCGGCTCACTTCGTGGTCGAAGCAGGCCGCGTGGTGCAGATGGTGGACCTGGCCAACACCGCCTGGCATGCCGGCAACTGGCCTATCAACCAGTGCTCCATCGGTATCGAGTGCAACCCGCGCTGCTCGGATGCCGACAAGGCGACCATCGGTGAGCTGATCCGAAACCTGCAGGCCACCTACGGGCCACTCAAGATCATCGGCCACAAGGACGCTTCCTCCACCGCTTGCCCGGGCCGCTACTACCCACCCGCTCAAGTCCTCGCACCGTATATCAATGGCGGCGGCAGCCCGGCTGCTCCCGCACCCAGCGTGGGCGGGGACATTGAGGCACTCGCCCAGGCGGTCATCCGCGGCGAGTACGGAAACGGTGAGGACCGCAAGGCCCGCCTGGGACACCTCTATGAGGCGGTCCAGGCCAGGGTCAACGAGATCCTTGCCGGCCGCGCCTCCAAGCCTGCTGCTTCAGCGCCCGCCAGCCCGGCACCGGCACCTGACATTGAGGCACTAGCGGATGCGGTCATCCGTGGCGACTACGGCAACGGCGAGGACCGTAAGGCCCGCCTGGGACACCTCTATGAGGCGGTCCAGGCCAGGGTCAACGCCAAGCTCTCTGGCAGCGCCCCGGCTCCTGCCCCGGGTCCGAACTTGGAGGCCCTGGCTGATGCGGTGATTCGTGGCGAGTACGGCAACGGGGCTGAGCGGCGCAACCGGCTCGGCCACCTCTACGACGCCGTTCAGGCGATCGTCAACCGCAAGCTCTCCTGACCCCAGTCCCTTTCTGGCATTGCGCCCTCATCCACCAGTCCTTGGTGGGTGGGGGCGCTTTTGCCGTTTCCGGGGGGGTTATCACCACCAACCTGCCGCCGCCTAGAGCGTGGCAGCACCCGCTGCCCGTGAAGGCAAACGCGTCATGTCCGGTTTACGTGCCGGCCAAGGACGCATGGGTGAAAGGACGGTGAGAGGACCATGGAGCCACGCGTGCAGCGAAAGATCATCACGCTTCGGGAAGGTGGAGCCAGCTTCGGGCAGATCGCAGCAATAACTGGGGTGGGGCGAGAGACGATCAAGTCGTGGTGCAGGCGTAACAACATCACCCCACACCCCAGATGCACACCCACGGATGGGGTCTGCGAGCACTGCGGGAAAGCCATCGACCAGCCCCGGCGTGGGCAGAGGTTTTGTAGCCGGTCCTGCCGCATGTCCTGGTGGCACTCCCACCCGATGATGCTTGAGCGGCGCGCCATCACCACCCACACCTGTGCCGGCTGCGGGGCCACCTTCGAGGCGTATGGCAACAAGCACCGCAAGTACTGCACGCACGCCTGCTACATCCGCACCCGTTTCGGAACCAGGGGCGGACGCCCATGACCAGCCGCACCACGGGCGCGTGCTGGCGGGCAGAAACCCAGACGGCAGCAGACCTGGACTTCCTTGATGCCCTTGCCGCCCGAGGGCTACTCACCGCCAGTCAGGTACGCGCCATTCACCGCCAGTTCGCCGCTTCTTGGGATGAGACCAGGGTGGGGTTTACCCGCGCCAGGACTTGATAAACCCGGCGTGTAGAGCGTTCATGTCACACACCAGAACACCACCGGCGAGACCCACGCGGGCAGAAAGGAGCAGTAGATGAGTCCAGACTTTAAAACCATCACACCACGACGTACACCCACCAGCCGTATCCGCGTGGCCGCCTACTGCCGGGTCTCAACCATGTCGGAGACCCAAGCAGGATCCCTCGCTGCCCAAGTCTCGGCCTATTCCAAGGTCATCTGCGCTAACCCTGCCTGGCAGTTCGCTGGTATCTACACTGACCAAGGAATATCCGGCACCACCAGAAGAAGGCCCGGGTTTGCCGACATGATGGACCACGCTAGAGCCGGCGACTTTCAGATCCTGCTGGTCAAGTCCATCTCCCGCCTGGCACGCAACACCGTCGACCTGCTCTCATGCGTGCGAGAACTTTCCGCCCTGGGGGTGGCGGTGCGGTTCGAGAGAGAAAACATTGACACCTCCAGCGCGGAAGGTGAGCTCATGCTCACCCTGCTGGCTTCGTTCGCACAGGAGGAATCCCGCTCCCTGTCGCAGAACGTGAAGTGGGCGATCCGCAAACGGTACAAGTCCGGTGTCACCAACTCCCACCGCATCTACGGATACACCTGGGTAGGCGGAAGCCTGCACATCAACGATGATGAGGCCCAGGTTGTGCGCCGAGTGTTTGACGAGTACCTGGCCGGGGTGAGCCCTGAGGCTATTGCTGACCGCCTCAACGCCGAGGGGCTGCGCGCACGAGGAGGAGGAAACTTCCTCGGCTCGGTGATCCGCACCTGGCTGGAAAACCCCCGCTACGTGGGCAACGAAATGCTGCAAGCCACCTACACCGACGGTCCTGGAGGAAAGCTCGTCGTCAACGACGGTGCACTACCCAAGTACTGGGTTCAGGGAGCAAACCCTCCCATCATCGACCCTGACACCTGGAAGAGGGTTCAAGACGAGCTTGCCCGCAGACGCCAATCCGGTGGCAGGGCGCTGACCCCTAGTGGTGGGACGTGTGCGCTGACCCACAGGGTGGTGTGCAGCCAGTGCGGGCGGCGCTTTCACCGGCGCACCAAGACCCGCAAGCACGTTTCCTACAAGTACTGGTGGTGTGAAACCGCCACAAGGGGGCAGGGCAACCCTTGCCGGGCGCCCCAGATCAGGGAAGCCCAGCTCAAGAGTGCTATCACCGCCCACCTGGGATTAGGTGAGTGGGATGACCAGCAAGTCCTTGACCGTCTCGAGCAGGTCACCGTCTACCCCAGCGGGAAAGTCACTGTGATGAAACGAGGCGCACACGCCGCCGAGCCCGTGATGGCAGGAAAGGAGTAAGCCCATGGCCACCGTCACCACCATCCCGGCACGGCCCGCCAAGACGTTCACTCCTACGACGGTGCGTGCCCGGCGTAAGGTCGCGGCCTACGCGCGAGTATCCACGGACCTGGAAGAACAACAATCCTCCTATCAGGCACAAATCGACTACTACACCAACTACATCCAAGGCCGGGCCGATTGGGAGTTTGTTGGCATGTATGCCGATGAGGGGATTTCGGGAACATCAACGAAGCACCGGCAAGGTTTCCAAACCATGATCACTGACGCCTTGGCCGGCCGTATCGATCTGATCGTGACCAAGAGCGTGTCCCGGTTTGCCCGCAACACCGTCGATTCGCTCACCAGCGTGCGAGCCCTCAAAGAAGCCGGCGTGGAGGTCTACTTCGAGAAAGAAAACATCTGGACCCTGGACTCGAAAGGCGAACTGCTCATCACCATCATGAGTAGCCTTGCCCAGGAGGAATCCCGCTCCATCTCTGAGAACGTCACCTGGGGACACCGCAGGCGTTTTGCGGAAGGCAAAGTCATGGTGCCCTACGCCTCCTTGCTGGGCTACAAGAAAGGCGATGACGGGGGCCTAGCTGTTGATGAAGACCAGGCCAGGATCGTGCGACGCATCTACCGTGAATACCTGGCAGGGCACTCACCCAAAAACCATTGCCGCACACCTGACCAAGGATGGTATCCCTACGCCCTTGGGGAAGAAGACCTGGTCCGTGTCCACCATCAACTCGATCCTGCGCAACGAAAAATATAAGGGCGACGCCCTGCTGCAGAAAACCTTCACCGTGGACTTCCTAACCAAAACCACCAAACGCAACGACGGAGAAATACCCCAGTACTACGTGACCGGTAACCACGAGGCCATCATTGCCCCGACCGTATGGGACCAAGTCCAGAGTGAGCTGGCCAGGCGCTCTGGCAGGTCGCGGTCCTTTAGTCACCCGTTCGCCTCGAAAATTGAGTGTGGGTGTTGTGGGGGATGGTTCGGGCCGAAAACGTGGCATGCTGGAAGCCGCTACGAGCGGCGTATCTGGCGGTGCAACCGCAAATACGATCCCGCCGACGACCAGCCATGCGCGACCAAGCACGTAACCGAAGAGGAGCTGATCGCCGCGTTCGAGCAGGCCACCAGCCAGCTCGCACCACCACCCAGCGCCGAGGTACTCGAAGCAGTCCTCGACCAGCTCGGTGACACTCACGCGCTCGAGGCCGAGCTCGCCCAGGCGATTACCGCACGCGATGCAGTGGTAGACGAGATCAACGCCCTCATCCGCTCTGCAGCCAACACCGACTTCAACCCTGACGCCTTCGAGGCTGACCATGCACGGCTCGAGGCTGATTACCAGCACCACCTCAGCACAGTCGAGACTATCGAAGGGCAGCTACGCGAGCTCGAGGCCAAGCGCGCGGCCATCACCGCGTTCCACCAATATCGCAGTGAGAACCCCGCTATCAGCTACACGCCCGAAGCCTGGCGAGCCCTCGTTGACCACGCCACCATCCACCCCGACGGCAAGATCACCATCACGGTCAACGACGGTACGACGATCTAG